GTTTCCAGTAACTCGAATTCCAATACAAGGCTTTTTGAGCGCCCTGCTTGAATATAACTAACGTTGGAAAGATGTCTGAATCTACTGGTTGGTCACCAGGATGTATCAGCATCGCAATTGAAGGCCCCAACGAGCGGCCTGCCGTGCGTGAGCTACACGCAGCGGACTTAAGAGCTCGCGTCCTAACGGGTGGTTTACTTGCTGTGTTGCAAGATCACTCGTGTCCAGACCCCGTGAAGGAGTCATTGAGAACGCAATCTGTTGCCTACCTCACCGTGGATGATGAGGCGACATTTGTGAAGCGGGCAAAGCACATGTTGTGCTTGCCCATGGCTCAATACCTTGTCGGAACGACGCCACCGTCGGTTCCCGACCTGCCCTGGTCACCCAGTGGGCAGTGGTTGAGCTGGTCTCAGCACCGCATAGCCAAGTTCTGTCAGAAGAATACACACCTGTGGTACTCCTGGCTGCAAGCGAAGCGTGCGGCGTTGCCCCTGTCTGAGGACCTCATACGTGCTACATATGAGGATCACCGGAAGGCGATGGGGGGCGTGGATCCGATCCAGGATTCCATGCTTGGTCAGCTCCTTGAGGAATTGGAGCCAGTTCTTCGTGACATCAGGAGCCGGTTGTTCGACCGACGCTTGGTCCTGGACGAAGCGACCGGAGAGAGTGTATGGGAATACAGCTACCTCTCTCGGTCTGTTCCTGCTCAACACGTCGCATCCACGCGTGCGTGCTATGAGAACCCCCGACACTTTGGGGGCCAGTTGGCTGCCATCGCAGGCGGAGTCAAAGGGAGACACCTTGTCGTCCCTAACCTCGTCTGGTGCAACCCACTCAATCCTACTCACTATCGGCGTGATCCTGAGCTGGTAGGCATGACATTCCACCATCGGGTGGTCGTGGGCGGAGCCGTTCGCCATAATGTCGTTCTGGAGACTTGGGGATACCCATCCGGGGAATACCAATGGTACGATTATGTTCGCAAGAGCTTCGCGGCATATGCGAAGGAGCCTGTTCTCCTCGCTACCATCCAGGCTGTTGTTGAGCCATTGAAGGTTCGCGTAATTTCCAAGGGGAACGCGATTCCTTATTATGCCAGCAAGCCTCTCCAGCGCATTCTTCACGATATCATGCGCGAGATGCCACCCTTTCGTCTTATCGGACGGCCGCTTCAAGCGACTGATCTGTTTGATCTGGCACACAACAGCGTGTGGTCGGACAAGGACGAACCTAGAGAGTGGTTCTCTGTAGATTACAGTGCGGCAACAGATGGTCTGTCTGCCCGGCTCTCCGCCTCGATCTTAGGGCGGTTAGTCGACGGATTGGATCCCACTTCTGTCAACGTTTGGAAGAAGGTTCTTGCACCCCACTGGTGTGAGTATCCTCCGGATGATGAGCGTCCTGTTGAACCGATACAGCAGACGAACGGACAGTTGATGGGGTCGATCCTATCCTTCCCAATACTATGCCTCGCGAACCTCGGGGTGTACCTTGTTACCTGCCGCTCTGCGGGGGACAGACGGACGCTCAAGTCCAAGCTGCAAGGAGTGCTAGTTAACGGCGACGACATGTTGTACGTTGCGCCCCAGTCCCTGTGGGCCAAGCACTGTGAAGTTAGGG